TCTATAATAGGTGTTGCCCAAATGTTGTGTAGTATAATTGGACCATCTTTTTCAGCATATTGAAAAAGAACAGCTAGTCCATGAAGTCCACAAGTTTCTGAATCAAAATAGATATTATGCATTATAATTTATTCCCTATAATTCTTCAACCACTGAATTAATACTACTATTTCTTTTGTATAGATACCTTGTCTCTCAGACATCTGATCTTTTAATATCTTTATCTTTCTTTTGTCTGTTACTTGTTTACAGTCAAGTATACGTTTTATTTCTGATAATGGTAATAGTTTCATACTAATATTTCTATATAGATTATTTGTTAAATAAGCCAGTGCCACTGATCCAGTTATATTTACTATATCTTGATACTGGGCACTGGCTTATAACGGAGTGTCCCGTAGGACTTTCCTAACCGTGTTATTACGGTTATATCAAAACGGTAAAATGTACGGACCGTTGCCATAACCTTACCAGTAGGACTGGTTGGAATTGGACCAACGACCTATTGCTTATAAGGCAATTGCTCTCACCACTGAGCTACAGTCCCTTAATTGTTATACTATTCAACCAATTGCATGTGTCTAGGATTCATACACAACGAATTCTTACAGGTACGTTCTATACCTTTATCAGGCATATCACCATATTCTAGAAAGAAACTTATTCTATGAGCCATGATAGTACGTTTACCTACTGCAAACCTAGGACGGCTATTTTTATCAATAGTATCTCCTAGATATGCCCAACAAGCATCTTTATCTCCGATCATAACCTTTGACCAGAACCGTTCAGCTTGAACGTCTGTCATTGTAAAAGTATTATTATCCATTATAATTACCTTTATAAATTTACTAAGCCAGTGCCCAGTAATCAGTATTAAATATATAATCAGTATTACTGGGCACTGGCTTGTAATTATTTCCTTTTATAGATATACATAGAATCATGAATACCGTACCATTGTGGTATCTCTAATCTATCACATAGTAACCAATTATTCTTTAATTCTTCATGAAAGTTATCATCACCTGTACAACCACCATAACCTTCACCTACATAAACTAGAGTACGTCCTTTGTATAATTTTAGACAATCGGCAGCCATAGATTCTTCATAAGGTGGCCAACAAAGAAACAGAGTACGTAAAATATATCTCTGTTTTATTACATGCGGTTCACTTTTCCATATAGGATGCCACTGCGTTAAAGGCGGTTCAATATCATAACAAACTATTTTACCACCGGCTTCTTCTACTAACTTTGCCCAGTATCCAGCACCGGCACCTATCTCTATTAGCGGGGACAGTTCTACTAGTTTACTGATTGCTTGTTCATTAGGTATAGCCCAAGCGTACTTCTGTACCATCTTATCTCGTAAATCATACGAGTGAAAACTATTAAATCTGTCATATATTTCTTTTTCGTATTCGTTTAATTTATTATTATATAACATTTATATTACTCTTTATAATGTTAATCCAATAAGACTAATAAGACTTGTTTCCAGTTTTTCTATTTCTGCATTATGAGCGTTTATCATACATATTACAAGAGTATCAAAAGCACCACTATCTGACATTGTAGTAGGGTACCAAAAATGGCCCATTGGATTTGGTACACACTCTTTATCTTCTCTATCTGTACCGTCTAACTTAAATTTAACTTCCCACTGATAATTACCATCTACTTTATTTTTTACTATTTGTATACATTTGTATATCATTTTATATTACCTTTAGATATTAGGTTTCGCAGCCTCATCTTGTGGAATATTATATAGTTTACCAGCTGCCACAGCAGCATGGTAGATATCATTATAGATATCCAAAGACATTATTTCACCAGCACACCAAGCTAGGCAACGTGTACCAAAATTGTTACCTATAGATTCCTGGATGTGACTCATCATCTGAAAGATTTCACGTTTATCTCTCACTTTTTTAGAGAGCATAACTCTCTTTGGCTTCATAATCTGTGGAGTCTTTTCACCTGATGCTTTAGCAGACTTAATTTTCTTAGCGGCTTCGTATTGCGATGCCATGTCTGGTAGTTTATATATATCATGAATCTGACTTTGTTTAATTATACCAGCTGCAGCAGCTTGTTTAATTTCTTCTGGTAAATCTAACAACTCAAACCGAGTTTGTACCCAGGTAGACGATTTACCTAGTTCTCTACCTACTTCAACTGGGCTGAAACCTGTCATTTTTAGACGCTGTATAGCGTAGGCTTCTTGAAGAATATTAAGATCTCTACGATGTATATTCTCTCCAATATTAATTATTAGTGCCCGGCTTTCGGACATATTATATTCGATAAAACTAGGAATATGTGTGCGTTTAAGTACGCGATACGCCATATGTCTACGATGACCTGAAACAATTTTGAACTTATATTTGCTACACATATCCTCACCTTCTTTAAGGTTTCGGATAAGTATAGGCATAAGTAGTCCATGTGTTTCAATATCTTTAGATAATTCTATCACGTCGATAGGAACTACTCCACCACGTGTATTAAATACGGGATCACTAAAGATATTTGCCATAGGTACTTCGTAGGCAGTTTTACCTTCGACTATAGCATGTTCTGTAATATAGGTTTCAGTTGACATAATAATACCTTTATTAGTTTACTAAGCCAGTGCCCAGTGTTAATGGGATAGAGGCACTGTTACTTTTACTAGATGTGATTCTGGTACCATATCGCAAAAATAAGTTCTTGTACCTATCAGAAATACTCCACCACAATCGTATTCTTTTTCGATAGTAAAAACTTCATTAGGGTCTTCGCCACGCCTAATAACTTTATCACCTACTTGTAGTTTAACTATCATATTAATACTTTCTAAGCCAGTGCCCCTGGTTCAGTAATATTTGTAGATTCATTAACACTGGGCACTGGATTAACTTCTTCGTCATCACTTATTCTATCGTAATGCCACGGCCCATTTGGTTTGTTGTAAGCAGCAGCATTTTGTTTTATAATATTACCGTAAGCAGTAAATTCATTAGATCGTGTCCAAACCAAAGTTTCATTACTTGATCTAGTAAAACTACCACCAACCATAATATCTTTGAATAACATATATTTATCCTTGTGCCCCTGGTTCAGTAATATTTGTAGATTCATTAACACTGGGCACTGGCTTCTTCTGGATGCAATAGTGTCCATGCGAGTGGGCAACGCTCTTTTGTTATTTTTAATCTTGGGTCAATATTTCATGTTTCATACTCCTCACCAATTAGTACTGGCAAGTCATTGATAAGTTTACTAAAGTCACCCATTGTTAGAGCTTGTAGATCAATTTTCTTCTGAACATTGTCCAGAATTAATTGGTCAATAGTCAGATGAATACAGTCAATGATAGTAGCACCACGGTTAATATCCATGCCCATGCGATGGATACGATCCATGCTCTGTAACCGATCCTCTCCATTATAGGTATTGGAGTAGTAAAAAGCAGCAGGAGAAGCGGTAAGAGTGATACCCATACCTGCAGCACTAGGATTTCCAATAAAAACAAGTTTGGTTTCATTATTTTTATCCTGGAACCTGGCTAGCATATCTACATCAGTCAACGCTACGTTAGTAGCGTTGACCTTACTAATATACGACCAACCACGACCATCAACCCTAATAACATCCCAGTCCCATTTAAGAGCTACCCTAACACACCTGTCGATAGATGCCTCAAAACCTGCAAAAGTAACAAACCTGCCCAAAGGTTCGTACTCGTCTAATAAATCTACAAACAGTTGTTCTTTTGGAGTCGCAATCTCTTGTGCCTCTCGAATAAATTTCGGCACTTCTCCTGTGCCATTACAATTTGGGCATTTAATACTTTTTTGGATACATCTGCCAGATTGTAACGCTGCATCCGATATCGCCTCATCAGGTAACTCAGGGTCGAAAAATTCGAAAATTTCTTTAGTGCCATTGCAAGTCGAACAGATGGTTGTACCATTAGGTTTGTCCTCATACTGGAAACCGTCCGACAGTTCTCGTAGCAGCGTAATAGCTTGGATGGCTCTCGGAGACGTTCTAGTAATAATACTAGCAGCTCGCAATGTTGAGGCTGAAGGTTTGAGGATAATCTTTCTGAATTGTTTTTCTGGTAGGTCGAGACAATCTTTCTTAAGTTTAACACATACCAGACCCTGCAACCTCTTGTACAACATGGTAACTTCGTTGACCGATGGTACAAAGGCATGATATGCGTCACCTAGTAATGGATCACTATTATGTGTTTCTTTTAACTCGCCACATTTAGCACACTTTCGTTCATCATCCAACCAAGTAATAAGTTCAGGATACACGCCACCACTAATCGATTCTTTATTTTCAATCAGTGCCATGCGTTGTTTTAGTTTGTTAATATCACCTTCTTTAAGAAAGCCAGCCTTTGCTATTTCGCAAGGCATCCACCAGTTAGTTGGATCTTTAGGAGCTGGTGTACCAGACATTAGGAAAACATAGTGCCCGATACCATCAGATTTTTCTTCCATTCGTTCAACTATATCTGCGGCCGCTTGTGATCGCTTAGCCGTAGGTGTCTTTAGTTTAGATGACTCGTCAAAGATAATAATATCTGGCGTAACCATAGTGCCATCTTCGACACTGATACGCATACGATCATAGGTCATCCAACGTGGCACAAATTTAGCACCGCGGATACGAAACTCTAGTTTCACTCCAGCCAGAGCAGACCTAGGACCAATCCACACAATGTCTGGCTTTTTGGTAAAATTAGTCTGTTCGTCGACTCTACTGATAATGTGTTCAACAGCTTCGATAGCAGAAAGAGTTTTACCTACGCCTGTCTCACCTGCTACAATGCAACGCTCACGCGTTACCATGTGTTGAAACATTTCGACCTGGTGAACACGTAGAATAGTACGTGTTGGAGATATATTTAACAGAGGCTTATCATAGTCTCCATAAACATCCACACCAGTTAAGAAAGCAATCTGAAAACGGTTACGTGCACAGTCACTGATAGACCAAATCTTACGTGGATTTGGATCATCGTAGCCGTGCCACTTAGCACCCTTCATCGACTTTATTTCAGATAGCAAAATTTTATTATAAGGAAACTCAAATTCTATACGTTTGCCTACAACTGTCATATTTACTGGTACTAGGTACTTGCCAGTCGTAAATTTAACTATCATGTTGATATATCTTTCTAAAAGCCAGTGCCCAGTAATCTACTAAAGAGGGACGTTAGTCTACCTATTGTTCAACACCGGGCACTGGAGTTTTACGTTTTAATAGTTCTTTAATAAAGTTATCAAGTTCTGTGTCGGTCATTACTATTTCTTGTCTACTATCTGGTGCACTGTGTGTAAGTCTAATAAAATTTCTAGGTAGAAACAATAAAGACAAGTGTTCAGATAATTGTACCCAGTTACTGGGCACTGGCTTCTGTACACTGGGCACTGGCTTCTGTGTACTGTTAGTTTTACTCATCTCTTCTCCAACAAGAAAAAATCTTTTTTATACTTACGTTGATAATTGAACCAAAGATCGCCCAACCCAAGATTCATGAACTCTAACATAAACATATCTACCAGAATAGTATCTTTATTAGGTAATATTTTATTGTCCCGACAAAGACAACTATTAATGAAATCGTACCATTCCCTAAGTGAACCTGAAACTAGTGAAAGTAACCCACTATTAGTATCGCTAGTAGACTTGCATACTATTTTTAGTTGACTATGTTTTTGTATTAGTTCAACATAGTCATCATCACCAACTACCAAAAACGTATAGTGTAAAAAGTTAAGAGAGTAAGGATCGGTATTTCTTAATATCTTTAGAACGTCTATAGGGTCATCATAATTATTGTCAAGTAAATTTAATAGTATAAGATATTTTGCTGCATCACTAAATTTAATAGAACAACGGTCTATTGGGTCCATAATAGATAATCCAATAGCGGACTGTATTGACCCAAGTAAATCAAGCCAACGTACATTAGTCTCAGTTACTTTTAATATTTGTGTTTTCATAATATATTTACTAAATTAGTTCTGGCAGGATTCGAACCTACAATACCTCTAACAATAAGAGACGTGTTTCCAGTACACTCCAGAACTAAGTACTAGTATACTTTGCCTGTCTCATAGGAATTCTTGTATACTAGTACAAAACTACTCTTCTAGGATTTGAACCTACCGACAGACACCGCCAACACACCCACCACGCAAGATAGGCCGAACCAGAATAGGTCGCACTAGAACCGTAGTAGGAGCAACCGATGTTACAACAACTCGATTGCAGCGTACACGATTAGCTACGGCACGGGCGATGGGAAAGTTCCAGCCCAAAATACCACACGCACTAGCATCCGCACACAGACCCAAACACAACACAGTCATAATAAACAAAGTCTTCTTCATAATAAATTTACCTTTCAGAGTAAATAAAACCAGTGTGTTATGCTTCTTTGTAGGCTTACACCACAAGGACTATGACGTACCTTTACCTACACACTGGTCCACGCCACACCACCCACCAACTACCTACTACGTCCACTACCTACTACGTCCACTACCTACTACGTCCACTACCGACTACGCCCACTACCGACTACGCCCACTACTCTTAGCAGTAGCCAATTCAATCTCAGATTCCACAGGATTCTTAAAGATTTCCACCTGTGCTTGCATATCTTCCATTGAAGGCATATCAAACGGAGTAGAACAAGGATAAATACTGCAACCGTGCCAAGTATACTTAGACGTTTTGATAAGTTTAATCTCAGCAGTTGCTGCTCTACCAATCAACGCTTTCATGTTAGCGGATTCGCGTCGAAGAGTTTTGTTACCAAACAAAAATAACGCGAAATTCTTAACACTAGGAAGCCATAAAAGATACTCAAGACCCGCAAGATATCCTTCTTCCCCGGCTTGAGCTTTGTTAAGAAAATCTTGAAACTCAGCACTTTCAAACTTATAGTGAGAAATAGGTTGTTCACCTACAACAACACTCGCACGTGAACGTGCCCAGATGTTGATACAACTAAAACTAGTACCAAGATCAACGATTTGATTAGCAGAATGGTACAGGCCAAAGTGCCCCATAGGGAATTTTCCCTCTTTAACCAGACTACTCTCACTCCCGTATACACGTACCTGCGGTAGAAAACTACTAGTTTTGGTAAGAGCTTCGGGTAAATTTAACTCACTTGGAAGAGTTAAGCCAAGAGCTTTCATCGGAATCAGTTCAGTAGTTTGTTCGGTAGACATTTTAATCTTTCTAATGTTAAATTTTAGTTTTCATTACTAATATTTGATCACTTTGCCAGTGCCCAGTATTCAGTGATATTTATATATCCCTGAATACTGGGCACTGGCGTGTTAAATAAAACCAATACCCAGAGTTAGCACGTTCTTATAACAATACTAGCGTCTTATCCCTCTGGGCACTGGTCCTAGCACCTAGCAGTTCTATCAAGTGTGGATACTAGGTGTAGATAAAGTTACTACACAAGAGCGTGAGCGGCAATCTTAGCAGCAATAGCGGCAGCAGCATCTTCTGCCAATTTAGCGGCCTTAGCGACAGCTTCCTTAGCACGCTTATCACGCCGTTCGACATCTTTTTCGGCGTTAATACGTGCCTTCTCAGCCTTACGTTCGGCATCCTTGGCAACCTGGACCAAGACACTATCCGGGTCCATCTTGATAGCCCACTGAATACCAAGTTGGAAAGCAGAAACAGGATCGTTAATGTTAAACTTAACAGTCAATAGTGACGCCTGAGTCTTATTAATAGACTCTTCAACCAATTCCGCACGACTACGAATGACAGCCACAGGCTGAAATTCGGCGGCCTTAGGATCACGTCCTTGACGCTTAGCGTCACGGATTTCCTTAACACGCCCATTCACAGTTGCCATAAACTGAGCAGGCGGCATAGAGATAGCACGGTCAACAAACTCAAGTTGTTCAACCGGGTCCAATTTAGCCAAAGAATAGGCATTGGACAAACCGATCTGATCGGCGTCAACCATAGTACCGATAGACTCTTCGAGATCCAAAAGTCCAAGTCGTTCACTGAGCCAGCTAGTAGTCTTGGCTAATTTAGCAGAAAGTTCTGCCCTAGTCAAAAGAGGGTTGGACTGCAAGATAGTCAGCAAACCGCGGCTATACTCAACAGGGTGCACTTCAACTTTGTGCAAGTTAGCAATAATCTGAGCTTCCATAAGTTCAGCATCGCTACACTCAATAACCTGGGCAGGGATAGTGGTAAGACCGGCAAAACTTGCACTAGTAAAACGGTGCAAACCGTCAACCAATCCATACTTACCCGTAGGCAGCTCACGAACGTTGATAGGGTTCATAATACCCTTCAACCTAACAGATTCAACCATCCCCATAAACTTCTCACCTTCAAGGTTGACTTTACGCAAACCTTCATCCGGGGGAACAATATCAGAAAGGGCGATGTGTTTCAAAACAGTTTGAGCCATGATAAATAAACTTTCCCACCAAGTGGTGTAGTACCCGCGTGTATTACGCGTGATAAAAGAAACAGAAACAAACAGAAACAAACAACAGTAGCCAGTGTCAAGTTATAAATAACATATAGTAGTTAAGTATAACTGGGCACTGGCTTTCAAATAAAAGAAACTAATCGGTCATTTTAATACCCTCACTTTCAGTGTTAACTTTATCAACAGCATCTTTTAATAACACTGTCTTGATAAAACTAACTATTTAACATATCTTTTTTCCAGACCACTACAAACTGCAACATCATATAACCGAAAACGGCCAGAAACAAAAATAAAATCCGAAAATTTTCTCGCGTAGCATGTATATAGTTGTGTCCCCCAAAAGAGGGGTTAAGCTAGGCAAAATAGGTGACCTAGGCAATATAGGTGATCTAGTCAAGATAGGCAAGATGGGTGGTCTACCGATAACTGAATTTCTCTGTTTCCCCTATTTAAGTGCAAGTAAGAAAGAAAGGGTAGGAAAGTCGTTATATATAGAGTAGAATAGGGGAACTACCCTTTCTAGTTGTCAGTAGACTGCCTATCTTGCCACAAATTTTCCGCTTTATTTTTGGTTGAATATCGGTTATATGATGTCAGAAGAACCCTTTCCAGTATGGCTTAGAAAAAAGTTATAATAAATTTATCAAACATTTTTACCAAAGGAACTTAACTATGTTAGCTGACGAACAAGTTTCTAAACAAATATCTGAACAAGTCGATAAGTATACCAAACAGTACGGTAGACAATACTACAAATTGATAAGAGAAGCATTGGTATTTTTATCAGAACACGAACCATCATGGTTGTTAGATACTCCTATTGATAAAGATACCTATATCAATAAACTTGTAAAATTAGCAAGTCCAGCAAGTGAGTTTTTAGTAGATATATTAAACAAATAAGTATTGGTAAATTTACTAAGCCAGTGCCCAGTATATGGTAAGAATAGTACTAGTGATAAGTTTAACAAAGTATGTGTCGCTTTGAATAAATTTACCAACGACACCTAGTATTGTGTACTGGGCACTGGCTTAGTAGATTTACCAACCATAGAATACAAACTGTTTAATTTACCAACTATTTTCTTGTCCAAAAAGTGTGTTTAAGGGGCACTGGCTTAAAGGTATAGTATATGTTAGTTAATATAAAAGCCAAAGTTATGTGTGATGTATGTGGAGAAAAGTTTACAGTAGAACTTGAACCATCATACAAGCCACCAAGAAGCTGGTCTCTATATGAGGTTGCTGAGGATGCTGTACGTGGTGCTATAGATTATAGACCAGAGAAAGATGAGGTTACGCCAGAACATACCTTTGCACTGTCCTGTTCTGTTAGTAAAGATAACAAACATTTATGTGGAACATGTACCTGGGAGTCAGATAATAAAGGAAAGTAGTATGTCAAAGAAAAAGATATACAAACCAACTAACAGATCTAATGATGTTTATCTTAGGTTAAACAAGGAGGAAAAAGATTTATTAGTTAAAAAATCTAAAGAAGCAAAACTTTCAATGAATGAGTATCTTAGGTTACTACTTGTTTGCGAGAGTTTACACACTGTTTTAAGGTAAATTTATTATGTCTAAAGAATCAAATCATCCGTGCAAGTGTGATCGTCCTGCTGGCTCTATTCATGGTACCTGTAACAAGTGTTACGGTAAACTTGGTACATTTAATCAGAACTCAGAAGAACCTAAGAAACCTACTACTGCACGTGGGCTGCGTAGGAGTCAAGGTAAATAATGACAATGCAAGAAACAAAATTTTGCGTTAACCAGTTTCTTAGTTTAGAAATAGGCCCACATAAAGATACTGATAAACTTACTAAATTTGATTTAGATAGTTTGTCAGTGTTAAATATATTATCATCTATGACTGATATTACTGGTGTAGATGCATCAGACGATTTTGTTATAGACAACAACACAACTATTCATGATCTTAAAGTAGCTTATGGTGTTAGTATAGGTGAAAATTAACTAAGGAACATATTATGTCTGGACCCACTACACAGAGTCTTGATTCTATTATCAAAAAACGTGCACGTGAAGAACTACAGTCACGCGTACATGAAATATTTATCAAACTTTTTAATATAATGACTGGAGATACTAAATATATAAAAGTAATGTTTGGAGTGCCTGGTGAAAAACCAGAAGAAGTATATATAGAAACAGTACTACTTAAATTTGAAGAAAAAATATATCGCGATCTTGTGCCAGAAACAGAAAGATTGGCTATTGTTAAGTTTCTTAATGACCACGAAAAGATGGTAAAAGAAATAGAACAATTGCAAAATCAAGGGTAATATAATAAAGGGTAATTATATGAAAGATACAACCGGACCTGCATTTCCAGTACCTAATGGTTTTATTATGCATCACAAATCAGAGGGACCAAATGATCCTATACCGGAAAAAGCATTTATTAATATTGCAAATGGTATCTCAGAACGGACATATCTTATTGCACATGCACCTCCTTTACCAAAAGTAATAGAAGAAGCTATTACTAAACAGTGTCAAAACGAATATGGTTTTCCTGAATGGAACCAAGCTTGGCTAAGTTTCTTTGCTAACCAAGAACGACGTTGGCGTGAAACTTATGCTGATACTATTATTAAAGGTAGGGCACTTGAACTTAAGGAAGGACCTGGGTAATTATATGCAAGTTACAGAAGTACCGATGTCACAAATTTACGTTACTCCAACTCTAGTAGATGCAGTCAGGAAACGCGGGCCGTACGAAATTAAACAGACTGATTATGTTATACTAGGTGAGTTACGACCACAGTATTATACGCTAATTGATGGATTAAGTCTATATACTGCTTTCTTGGATTCAGGATATCTTAATATTCCTGCAACAGTAGTAACAGTACTAGATCAGTTTGATAAAGACCACGCAGCTATGGAAGCAATACGTGGAGGTATAGTAGGACCAAGTATTGAAACTCATAAAGGAATCATGCTTGGTTATCGTTGTGGTTCTGGTCCAATTCGCGACGATCCGGCAGATGCTATTCTTGATGCCAAGGCAGGTCATAACGATGGTATTGATGGTGCAGTTGATAACGCTATCAAGAAATTAGGTTGTAACACTTATAATGAATGGTTGACGAAAATGGGAGTAAATGAGGATTAAGTAGGTGGCCGGGGTGACGTAATAGGCAGCCGTAAGGGACTTAAAATCCCTTGTCCGTAAGGGCGTGTGGGTTCGATCCCCATCCCCGGTACTGATCGTTAAGTAAATGTTTGTTAAGCCAGTGCCCAGTAAATATTATTAAATCTATTAAGGAATCTACTATGAGAATAGAACTACCGGTAGCGAATTGGCCCACAGCATTAACAGATGCAATTGAAAAATCTATTGATGGTGACGTAATATTGTGTCATAATGAGCATATGTTACGTTTAGCAATTCAAGCGAAAAGTAGAATGTGTCCGGATAAAGACATTAAGTTTGAGATAAAGGTTAGCTATGAGGTATAATTCTAAGCCAGTGCCCAGTAAACACTATTTAGTAGACTGAAATATGCCGTATGGATAGGGCACTAAGTGAGGCCCACGATAGACCACGAAAAGTAACTTTGCGAAAAGTATCAGTTATCACTCAGTATCAGGGTTACTTCCTTAACATATTTTGGTTACTGGGCACTGGCCTTTGAAAGATAAATTTATGAAAACTGAATTAAAAACTGAAACAGAACAACTAGCATATAAGATTGCAGAAGCTATTGTAAACGGGTATGAGATATCTGGTAACCGTGCTATTGAATGCTTTTACGGAACTATACTTAGAGAACTGCCACAAATACTTAACGGTACATGTGATACTTGTACACATTATACACCAGGTAGTCACTACCATAGAGTATGTACGTGCCCAAAAATGATTTATGGTTATGGTAATTTTAATAAAGAAAATGATACTTTGAAAGTAGAAGATGATGAAGGTTGGGGTATGATTCCAGGCCCAAAATTTGGATGTATCCATCATTCACCTAAAGGATAAATAATGATAATATCAAATAAATTCGGCCACTTCTGTATATTAGTTGAACGGCTAAAGCCAGGAGAAAGATGCAATATATCTATAAGAGAACTTAACGACTCTAAACTGTCTTATGAACATAATGGTGCTATATTTGAAGTGGAAGATCAGATACTAGAAAATATAGTTGGTTCACGCTGGACACATAGTTATATTAGGGATAGTTATAATATGTGTGTTATATTTATCAGACACGATGATCGTGGAATAGCACATTATGTATCACCTGATCTACGTAATAAGGGTTAGATAGTAAGTGCCACTGGACATATATTTGTCACTGGGCACTGGCTTAGAAAGGATAAATCAAATGGTATTAAAAACAACTGCCATAAAGAATTTTCTAACAGCCTCAACATGGCCTGATCTTGCGGAATTATACACACCTGAGATGGAAGTTCAGATACTCGTAGAACAAATGAATGGGGAGAGAGTTGAGGGAGAATATCAAGGTAAATCTTGGCAAGGATATACAGATGGTATACAAACATGGAAATCGTTTCGTATACCTTGGAATGCTGCTAGTGAGCCAGCTTATAAAGATTCCGAAATGAAATTTAACCTATCCAAGTATGCACTTGGTATAGGCATGACTGGATGGGATTGGTATAATAAACAATCACAGTGGGTTGCATTTGATTTCGACTCTATTACTAGTCATGGTGCTGGGTTATCTGCAACTGAGTTAGCAGAAGTAGAGAAACAAGCATACTCGGTACCTTGGCTCACAATTCGTAAATCTACATCTGGTAATGGATTACACGTATACGTGTTTCTTGATCCATTTATCAGTACCGCAAACCATAACGAACACGCTGCACTAGCCCGCTCGATACTTGGTACAATGGCTGCTCTTACAGGTTTTGATTTTAATACCAAAGTAGATATTTGTGGCGGTAATCTTTGGTGCTGGCACAAAAAGATGCTGCCTTCCGGCGGTGAAGGGTTAAAATTAATTCATCGCGGGTATAACTTGCATGATGTATCTCCTAATTGGAGAGATCATGTTGCTGTTGTTAAAGGTAGTAAAAAGAAAGTTAAGCCAAATTTTGATAAATTAGGTAACAGTACGGATTTAGATACTACTGAAGATGCATTTGATACACTTACTAGTAGTAGTATTAAAATCAAACTAGATGTTAACCATATTAAACTTCTCAAATATCTTCAAGAAAACAATTTACCAGCGGACTGGCAACAGGATAATAATTTACTAGTAACTCATACATCTGCACTTAAACGTGCACATATAGAGTTATGCTTAAAAGGTATTTTTGAAACTATTGCAGTTGGAAAAGAACAAGGGGATATTAATTGTTTTTGCTTTCCTATGCGTGGTGGTGGCTGGAGTATTCGTAGATTTACTCCAGGTGTCAGAGAACATGAAACGTGGGAGCAAGATTCATCCGGCTGGACAAAGACATACTTTAACTTAGTGCCATCTTTACCAATCGCAGCACGTAGTGCTGAGGGAATAGAGGCTCCTTCTGGTGGGTATTCTTTTAGGACTGCTGAACAAGCAGCTAAGGCAGCTGCGTTGGTTGGTATTGATCTTGAGTTACCAAATTTTGTACTTTCTCGCCGGACACAATTAAAGACACATAAAGACGGTCGTTTAGTTGTAGAAATGACTCGTGAGAAAGAAGATGATCATAGGAAACTTAATAATTGGCTAGAAGATAAAACTCTTTGGAAACGTATATTTAACGTACAATTACCAACTGTTAAAGAAGCAGACGGATGCAATTATGACGATCTAATTAGGCATGTAGTAAACAGTCAAAATATAGACATTGGTTGGTTAATTAAATCAGACGATGTTTGGGTAGATGAACCATTAACACACGTTAAATATGTGTTAAAATCTATGGCACTTAAAGATAGTGATCTAAATAACGTAATAGGTGGTAATATTCTAAGGAAATGGGTACTAGTAAACTACCCTTTTCAACCTGAGTATTTAGGAAACCGTCAATGGAACCGTCATGCTTGTCAATTATTATTTGTACCAAGTACTGGAGACACTCTACACTATCCAACCTGGAAGAAAATACTTACACACGTAGGTAAGTCGCTTGATGCAAGTATACTTACTAACGATTGGTGTAAAACAAATAATATAACAAGTGGTTATGAGTATCTAAAAATATGGGTGGCTTCACTATTCCAAAAACCTAGTGAACCGTTACCTTATTTATTTTTACATGGTCCAGAGGCTTCTGGTAAAAGTATCTTTCACGAAGCATTAGCTTTACTTATTAGTCCATCTGGTTACAAACGTGCAGATCAGGCACTACTAAGTCAAGGCGGATTTAATGGTGAGTTAGATAATGCTATCTTATGTATAATTGAGGAACGGAATCTTGAAAAGAATCGTATGGCATATAATCGCGTAAAGGATTGGGTTACTAGTCCTCAGATGCCAATACATTGCAAAGGTGGTACACCTTATCTAGTAGAGAATACTAGTCACTGGATACAATGTAGTAATGAAAGACCATCTTGCCCGGTATTCCCTGGTGATACACGTATAACAATGATATATGTGTCAGAACTAGATAAGTCTGAATGGGAATCTAAGCACGATATCTTTACTAAATTAAAAAAGGAAGCACCGGATTTTTTAGGATCGATAATGAGTCTAGAAATACCAGTATCCAATGATAGGTTAAATGTACCAATTATTAATACTGAAGATAAAAAAGCATTACAACAAGATAATATGTCAGTTTTGGATCAATTTATTGAACAGAACTGTCATAGAGTTCTTGGTAAAAGTATTAAGTTTTCTGAATTTTATGAAAAATTTATTGAGTCTATCGAAGCTACCGAAGCATATAACTGGAGTAAGATCGCTGTAGGAAAAGCACTTCCGCAGAGATTTGTGAAAGGTCGTAGACGTGAAGATAGTCAATTTGCTATTGGCAATATTAGTTGGTTACCAAAACAGGAAGGGGAAATTGAATTGCCAGAACTAATAGTTATTAATGATATGTTACATTCTAAGAATTAAGGAAATAAAATGGACGTAAAGATAACTATTACTCATAATATAGATGGAGTGGTGATTTCAGCAGCAGGTAAAAGTCTTCTTTTAACAATAGAACAAGCTAAAGAAAAATTAGAAGAACTAGCTAAAGCAATAAAGGACTACGAAAGGATTTACTCATGAGTGATGACCCATTTATAGTAAAAGATGTGCCTGTATTTCCACTAGAAACATCGCCAGAAGCCTTTCTAAAGGATTCTGGTGCAAGACGTGTAATGAATACAGGCGGTCAACGTGATCGTAATAATGAAAAAGGTCGTATGGACTTACTACCTATGCGAGCTTTGGTAGAAGTATCAAAATTATTTGAAGCAGGTGCACTAAAGTATAGTGAACGTAACTGGGAACAAGGTCTGGCTTTAGGTATGTACGTAGATAGTGCTATAAGACACATGGCACAATTTATGATTGGTGCTAACGATGAAGCTCACCTAACTCAATGTTGTTGGAATGTGTTGTGTTTACTAGATACTGTACTTCGGATTCAGGACGGTATATTTACTCCGGAAGTAGTGCAGGAATTAAATAATCTGCCTGAATGGAATTGTATAAACGATATACCAACTATTGACACTATTAGAAATAGTAAGAAACCCACTCCAATACCTATACAAGCAGTGCCTATGCCGGTTCCTACTGAAATTATTGACCCAGATGGAGATTATTAATGTTGCAGAAATATAGACTTACACGTGTGGATGCAGTACAGTTGGCTACTGCTACAGATAGGTTAGGCCAAGAAACAGTTAATATTCTTTGGGAAGAAATATCTCAACGTATGGGTTTTGACCCATCAACTGTTGCTATTCTTAAAAATCGTTACTTTTATGCTGAACCAAAACTACTATTAATAGGAAATGAGACTACTGATGGACCACTTAAATAATAATATACTTTGTTCATTTTACCTTGAGACAAAAAAAGATAAAAGTGGAGAAGATTGTCTTAGTAAGGTTGAAGTACGACCTTTAACTATTACCTTAGAAACACATCCTAATTATCGACCTTTTATGGTTGATATAGAAGTACATGGCATTAGTGATGGAATTCCAGGTTCAGATGCTGCTGATATGTTTGATAGTTGGGCTACTGAATTTAGGTTCCCGCCAAACAAACGTATCAGCCCATTAGGTTTTAATTGGACTAAAGAACGTCCATTATTATTAGACTGGTTAGGAAATGCAACTTATGAGTGCTTCATTGACGGTCGTGTTCGTGACTTTACCGCTGCTCATACCTATCAGTGTGATAAAATATACCGTAAGGAGGGATTAGTATTAGTAAATACCCCTCAACCTGTATGTGCAAAAGACACAACTTATTACTATAGAAACCTTATAAATAGACTTTTTGATAAAGTAGATAAAACTGATAGTAATGACACTATATGTGTAATTGACACAGAAACAAGTGGTCTAAATCCAAATAAACACGAAATTATACAATTATGTATCCTACCAGTAGATAGTGCCTGGATTGTTAGAAGAGATATTATTCCTGTAGATATAGAAATACGCCCGCGTGGAGAAATTGACCCAGAAGCTATGAAAGCTACTAAACTGGATATTATGAGAATCATGCAAGAAGGTCTTGACTCAGATATCGCTCAAGATTTGATTGATACGTGGTTTGACAAATTACACAATTTAGACTATAATAAAATAACACCTTTAGCACATAACTGGACGTTTGATAGTACGTTTCTAAAGAAATTATTTGGTGTTAAATATAATGAGTTTTTCCATGATAATTGCCGGGATACTATGTCGGCAGTACTTCTTGAAAATGATATTGCATTTAATAATAGTATGCGAATACCATTTCCAAAAGTTAATCTTCCGTATGTAGCAGCACAATTAAGAGTTGAGCATGAACGATCACATACGGCACTAGGCGATTGTTTAGCTACCTTAGAAGTGTATAAAGAACTTATTAAAGGTAGATTACCTTTAGGTGCTGATAGTTTACTTGGAGCATTAGCAGAACAAAGAGAAAATGAAAGAAATGAAAAATTATATTTAGAATAGACTAAGCCAGTGCCCAGTGTATTTGTAAAAAGGTGTATTCATGACTGAACAAGAGTTCCTAAACGAACTTGTAAAACGTGCAAAGGCATACGGGTGGATGGGTGATTATTCAGAAATAACTGAGTTCATAAAGGTACAGTTTATTAATGCTAAATTACCAATTCCAGACCTTACACCTAATCCTTTAAGTGATGATGCTGATTTACGATAGAAAAAGCCCACACATGTCATGTGCGGGCTTTTTCGTATTTAGTTACTGGGCACTGGCTTAGGGACTAATTTAGGGCACGTAATTGCCCAAGGGGGTATATTCTTCATAATATACTATAGCAGTTATTTTACCACCAGCAATAAAATCAGCCGCATTACAGGTAATAGTTATATCTGTTACATTACTTGTTATATCAGTATCAGTTTTATGATCAAAAGGTGCATTTGCTTTTGTATTTATAGCAAAAGCTTTACCTGTTGCAATCACCTGAGAAGCACCAGTATTATAAGTTGCTTCCCAAGATGTACCAGTACCGGCAGTCAATGCAACATCTACTCTGAGTTGAGCACCTAAAATTACTGCTCCAGCCGGTACTTGTACCGGAATATTAAATGTAGCAGCTGCAGTTGCAGTACCTTGAGCTGATTTAACTTGTCTAACTAATCCTCCGCCTAATAATGCACCAACTACTGACACATAAGTATGATCGTGTGCTAGAGCAGCATACGTCATATGCGTATGCGACTCAGCATGTTTAAGACTAATAGCTGAAGCTACATCAGAATCGGCCTTAACTGCTGCAAGATTAGTTTTTTCGCTATCTAGTTCATTGAGAGCAGTTTGAACGTTGGTAGCAGCTATAGCACCAGCGGCAACATTAACAATATCAGCAGCAGTAAGACTACTATCACCGCCTGACAAAGCATTAACAACTGTTTGGGTCTTAATTAACTCAGCTACTATACGGTCCCAGTCTTTCCAATCAGGGGCTAATTCTAAGCCTCTAGTAGTACGACTTGCAGAAGTTCCATCCCAAACACTAGTAGGAAAAGAAGAAACAAGAATCGTTGACATCACTAATCTCCATTAAGGTAAAAGAAACAATTACTCAGGCCAGATACTATATGTTGCACTACCTAGGTTAATATAAGAATTTGGGTCAGGGTCTGTATAATCAGGCCAAATATCTGACTTAACTTCTAATTTATAATAAGATCCAATATTTCTTTCTGGTTGATTTACAGGATAATCACCTGTCATATCGGCCTTATATTTTTGAATATCAGTAGTATCGGGACATCCATCCAAAATATAACTATAACCATCTGTATGTAGTTTAATAGTTCCACTAAGTTCAGTACCTGTTCCTGGGTCTATAGCAGCTGGAAATGGATCAGTATATGGATAAGGTCTAGATTCATCATATGTCCATTTACGTAATCGCCATTCTACACCCCAAGACACTGAAGCAGCCTGCATATAATAATCTTGGCCTAATAAAAACCTATACATTTTATTACAAATAGTTTCTTGTACACCATCTTCTACAATAGGCCAAGATGAACTTATAAAAAAAGCACAACCTCCAGTTATTAATTGAGGTCGGCCTAATTGACGTTTTAGCCATAAACTTATTATTTTATTAGCTATAGGTTCATTGCATATTTCTGGATTATAAAAAGCATCATTAAAAGCGGATATGTTACTAGCCAGTAATAATTTACCTGTTAAATCTTCTGTACGTTCTAAACTATCAGGGTTAACTAATGCAGATGGTACTAAATTACCAATCTGTGAACACACGCCTGATACATTAGAACCTAATATTAATTTTGTCATAAATTATAACCTATAGAATTACAACCATACAGCTACTTGCATAGTCCATTCTTCTTCAGGTTCACCATTTATAGTAACATTATTAAGACTACACATCGCCCAAGTACCAGTTGGTATAGTTTCACTAGAATCAATTTGTAACTGTTTAACTGTTTTACTGGTAGGTGTTTCGTTAATACCGTCTATATACACATTAACAGTATAACTATCATCTGATCCACTCTGTATTTGGCCAGGATAAGTACTGGCACCGCTACCACCAACTATGACTAACATAGTCCATACTTCAATTTCCACTAATTTATCGTCTTCATCTATATCAAACTTGTAAATTAGTGAACATTCCACCCAAGAATCTGGTTCTAAATCGTCTGCTGTATCACCTATACGTGTTACAGTTTTTTCCTTTGGCGTGACACTTTGTCCATTAACAAATACATTTACTTTATAAGTTTCACCAGACCCGCTAATAATTTTACCATAGTATACTGCTAGTGCTTTAGCTAGCACTGTATTAGCTTTAGGACTTACAGTAGATGTTGTATATATTGGATAAATATTTCCACCAGTATATCCCGGATCAACGCCAGCTATAGGATCACGAGCACCAGGTGCTACGGGTGGACTAGTATCATATTTATCAGATATATGTCTTTTACCGTAATCTCTACGTTTTGGCATTATATCATAAAGTGAAGTATTTACACCGATTCCAGAAGGTTCTAAATTAGTGTCGCTTGTATCTTTACCAGGTAGTGTGCCACCAGGATAATTTTGTACTAAATCAAACGGTCCTGGGAATAATATAGTAGCGTCTAGGTCTGCTGGGTAGAAAAATTCATAAGGTACCATCGTTCCTGCACGTACAGGAGTCTGTGTTTCAACAGTAATAAGTCTTTCACTGGAATCATAGGATAGACTTATAACTTCAGTAGGAACGTCAGTATCTGATACATAATTTGTATTAAAATCTAAAGTAATAGTATCAAATGTTTCTATCTCTAATTTATCAAGATATGTAGTAAATTTTAATTTCTTCCATATATTAGCAAAACGTATCATCCAAAATGTAGCGGACTTATATACTAAGTTAAAATCACTATAAATATAAAAATCTATTTCTCTCTCATATAACCCATACTTAGATACATTATATCTTATAACTGTTTTATTTTTACTTGGTAATGAATAATCATCTACCCATGTAGCTATCATTTTAGTAACTAAATCTTCAGATGATGTAGTTACTATTTGCATAGTGCCAGCGTCTATATCATCTTCAGTTATAGTAGATACTGGTGTAGGTGTTTCTGCAAGATATCTTATATGTACTTTATTGTCGCTGATCCAGGTAGCACACCTTGATTGAAAAGCTATATCTTCAACTGTTTTTAGAACATCTTGCCTACTAAGTAATGCAAAATTAGCTGGGTAATTTGTAAGTTTACTGTCTACATAGGTAAACGATGTTTCATCTATCTCTAAATCAGTATATGTAGTTATTAACCATCTAATTATACTTATTACATTTGGACCAATAGTGGATGTTAAAGTTACATATACATCGTTTTCAAATTTTTCATCATAAGCAGATGGCGGTTTTTCAAATATAATAGCAGTAACAGTATAACCACCTATATTTACTATTTGTGTTGTATACCAACTAGTTGGTATATATGTCATTATTCTCGCACCAGCACTACCATAAAATGCTTTAACATTTATAATAGTAGAAGGCAATATATTAACAATATATACAGTTCTTAAATAAGATGTAAGTACAACTGTTTTACCTACTTGTTGGTATGTCATACCAAAAGTTTGAGTCATATCATTAGTAAAATTATGTAACGTAGTCTTATTTATAGTAAAAGTAGAACCGTTTAATGTACCAACATAAGTTACATCACCTATATCTAAACTTATTTCTTTATTTTGTGGATATAAACTGCCATTTATTAACTCCATATTATCATAATAATAAGCATCTTGTGTTCTTTTACTTTTTAATAATTCTTGAGTAGCATTATTTATTGTGATTTCTTGGGTTAAAGCAGTACTAGCATTTTGTCTACAAGATTCTTGATAGTTAACAGCAGCCTGCCATTGATTAATTAATTTTTGTGTATAATCAGTATTTGTACTATTTTTTATATCAAACTTAAGACTCATAGCTATACCACCAGCAGTAAGACCTTGCGCAATATAATATGCCCCTAAATCGTGTGCTATTTTTGCTTTACTAGCGTTTTCAGATATTTTTGCTTGTAGGGTAGGATCAACTAATCCGTGGGCAGTACCTAACTGCCCTTTAGGTACAGTTGATAAATTAACACAAGGTACATTTTTAACAGTGCCAAAAACTAATGGCCACGCCTTACCTACTAATCCATCTGGTATATATTCAAACTCGCCTTCTTCTGGACTAAAGCCAACCTCTGTTAAATTTACTTTTGTTATAACAGAAATTTCTATAGTTCTATCACCTTCGCTCCAAACTATATCACTATTTATTTCACCTTCAAATATAACAAATTTCTCGCTTAAAGGCAAACTATCAAACCATTGATATATTTTAGCTGGCCTACCTTGTAGATCATAATTATTAAATAATTCTTTTATTATACTATCAGTATCTGATAATTTTATATTTATGGACTGACTATGTCCTTTAGAATCTACTTTAACAACACTTTCTAATACACCTACTTCAAGTATTGATCCCGGGATAGTAACATCACCTTCGGTGATGTCCTTATCAGCATAATAGTAGTATGCACCGTCTTTAACCCACTGTATTGCAAATATAGTTACAGGCTCTAACCCATAAGGATTATTCAATAGTTCACGTGTAGCTGGCGGTATTATACGCATTATAAACTACCCTACACTAGGGTTCCTTCAAACTGTAGATTAACACTATTATTTTGTTCAAAAGTTTGTTTTATATCTGCTGAAGGTGTAATAATTATACCTAACCAGTTACGTTGTTCATAGTCTACTAATGTTATTTGTTTTCCTATACTAGTTTCCATAAAAGATAATAGGTCACTTTTTTCGCTATCTGACAAATCATTAAAAGTATAATTTAACCTATTAGCTACAGGCCATATAGCATCTCTAAATATCTGTAACGTGTTACCTCTTGATCTACGATTTATACGTCTATATTCTACCGTGTCAGTATCTGTAAATATAGGGTTGCGAAGAGTTAGTATAATACTACCATATCCAACTGGAGAATAAGTCAACTGTATTCTAGAATTATGTGGGGGAACATATGGTGGACCTGTTTGTACTTTATAGGCTTTAGATATTAATTGGCAAGTGACTAGACTAGTCAACACTAGCGAACTAGTTCTATTATATAAAACAGAAATACTTACTGTGTGAGCAACGACAAAGTCGTTGCTCACAGGATTAGTTAAAAAGCCAGTGCCCAGTGAAACAAGACTAAGTACACTATCTACTTCCTCCCATTTTACTTCTCTCCCTTCTTGTGTAAGACTAAGAGAGTTCTGGGCACTGGCTATAATACATCTCTGTGCACGTGACGCAAGTGTAATCGCTTGCGTAACGTGCACATTACTTATAGTACGAGTTAACTCAACCGAATGATTTAGTACTAGTTCATCTACCAAGATATAACTAGTATTACCGTGTGGTTCATTACTATGAACCACACTTAATTCGCTGAGTATATCTTGGTAAAATAACATTTGGCACCTTAATTAGCAGTAACATTTGGCACCTTAATTAGCAGTAACAGTTAGCAGCTAACACTATAAGTAATCTTCAACTGGTCACCACTAGCAACCGCAATATCTCCAGAGAATAAAGCAGTAGCCCATAGTTTACCAGTAGCACCGCTAAGAGTAACAATAGACGTAACAAAGATACCTTTAACAGTGCCAGTATCGTTAATGTTAAAAGTAGCAGCGGCAGCATTAGTAGTAATCTGACTAGATGCAGCACCTGGTCCCCAGGCTTGACGGGCGGCTTCCGTATAGTCAGTGAACTCAACCCAGCCAGCGTGACTATTCATCACATCTGCCGCAGCCAAGGCAGTATAACTAGTTAAATCAATCAAACCCAAGAACCAACTATTAGCCGGTATTTGGGTAGCACCATAGAATAACGTATTAAGAATTAGATTCTTTCCTTCATTCGTGATAGCATTATTGCCTTCGTACGTGGCGATAACTTTACCATCACGAACGTGTTCAACAATATAGCGGCCTTTAGGCTGAAAGTCTTGATCGGCTTTGCGAACACGAGTAATATTAACACCAGTACTTTGAGACAGACACATTTTTTCACTCATTTTGCAATTCCTTGGAAATATTAAGCAATAAACACTTACTAACACTGGCCACTGGACTTATAAAGGTCACTGGGCACTGGCTTAAGTTAATTAAGACGCAACGTACCTCGCCGAATTTCTCTTCTTAATTTTTCTCCTATTTGTCTAACTGTTGTATCAGTATTATTTCCCCCTTGTAGAGTAATATTTATATCACCAACATTTGTAGTGGAACTACCTGCGGTAGTTCCACCAGTATTAAGTCCTGCATTCATAGCAACTAATCTAGGCATGTTTCTACGAGCGGCCGCACTATTCACTACGAATTCACCACGTGATAACATTGCTTGTATCTGGTCACTGGCGAGTCCACCACTAGCAAATCGCCCACCAGTCCAAGCAAACTCTCCCTCTCCACCAGTACCACCAACACTAGATAAAGCAGCACTAGCAGTATAAGCTAATTGTATGGTATATTCAAGGTTTGCATTAACACTATCTAAAGAAGTATTAATATTATTAATACCCGTTGGATCAGTAGGGACAGTTATAGGAGGCTGAGTATTTAACTCTTTAACTTTATTTATAGATTCTATTATTTTAGCCTTAAAAGTGTCTAATTGTTCTTGGCTATATTTTCTTTGTGGTACAATTTCATTTGTGTCTAAGTCTACTTCGAGTATTCTAGTTTTATCAATTTTTGACGGTATAGGATTTCCTTTAGAATCAACAGGAACATTACCTAGTTCTTTTTGTAATGCTATAATGTTTCTTAATTTTTTAGAATCTTTTCCAATCGCAGAAGAAGTAATGTTATCAAAAGCATCCTGCATTTGTTTTAACTGATCTGTTGCTTGTTTCATAGTTGCAGGTTTTGCGAAACCATCTAACATATTTTTTAATTCAGCAGTTTTGTCTATATAAAATTGTAACATTTCTCTATTGCGTTCTGATGATCTAGTCGAACTACTATAATCAAAAGTATTAGAATTATATTTGCCAATAGTTCCTAATAAATCTTCCATACTTTTACGCATTGTAGGTGACATAATATCTTTTAATTTAATACACTCTTCACTAAGTCCCTTTAATGCCCTTTTGGTAAGTTCGAGTTTTGTTGCATCATCATAAGGCAACTTTTGTATAGTTTTAACAGTTTCTGCATAATCTATCATTTTTGAAAATTTTGGTAAATTAGTCTGATCCTTCGATAATAATTCAGCAGGAGTCATAGATAATACTGATCTATTACGACGATTAATAAGTGTATCAAGTCTAGCCGCAAGATCAACTCCTGTTGTTGCTAAACTAGAACGGTTTTCATCTGTTAACTTATTTAGAGCTGCTTGCTCTTCTTTTATTTTAACGATTATATCTAAATTAGTTCTATAAGCATCGGCTGTTTTATCAAGTATCGTTAAATTTTTATCTTGTAAATTACCGTGTGCTTCTATTTGTTTTTTCTGTAAATCAAATAACATTTGTTCATATTTTCTACGTTCTATATTGATTCGAGCATCGCCTTTTGCTGCACCCGCTGTATCAGGCCACCATTGCTTATTAATATTTTCAGACCTGCGTCCAGCTAGTTTATCTACGCGTTCAGTCTCTCTATTACGCCCAGAAAAACCAGACCAATAATCCTCAGGTTTGTTATCAACTGTTCGCATACTGCTAAAATACAATTTATCTTTAAGTTCCGGGCCCATATTTGCATATTTTTCAAATTTTGATATAAGATTTTCCATTACTGCAGCGTCCAAAGGTGTTTTATTAGTTAATTCAATAGCTATTTCTTTATTTAATTCTTTCAACCTATTTACTATTAATTCTTCTTTTTCTTTAGGAGTTGCAGCTTTTAACTTTATATCCATAACTTTTTCACCTAATGTACGTTGTATATTTTGGGCATCATGCATTTCATTTAACCCGGCTCTCTGTTTAGCATAAGCCTGCATCCATACTTGTGTAACAGCGTTAGCAGACTCAGTATTTAATCTAAGAATTGATGCAGATTTTCTTTCTTCGGTGGCGGTTACTTCTAATGCAGCATTTAAGTGTTTGGACTTATATTGTTCTATTGCATATATTCCTTTATTTTCTTCAGGTATAAATGGTAAAGCTAACTCTTCACCAAGTCTATAAAATGGGCCAATTGTATATGATGTTAAAAATTTCAAAGCAGAAGTAACTGAAACTATTTTTGTGTTAATATGATCAAATACAAGAGACGAAGTTACTCCTAAGTCTATAAATACATTTTTTAAACGTTCCCATTCTCGTTTGTTTCTAAAACCAGGATTATTAAACATTAGTTCAGTAGCTTTTGCTGCTGACTCTTCCGAATTTTTAATATCCTTCAAAGTTTCCTTAAATTCTTTTATATTGCCACCAATAGTTATACCAGCAGTAACTGCCCTTATATTCTTAAATTCTTTCCCCATTTCTTTCGCAAGATCAGTACTAGTCTTTACCTTTTCTAATAATTTATCAAATACTCCTACTAATCCAAAAGTTTGAAGAGCTTCGGGGCCACTCTCAACGCCCCATTCTTTAAAAGTCTTTTTCATTGCATCGCTAGGACTTATAAGTTTCATCATTACGTTACGCATTTGCGTAGCGGCCATAGGAAAGGTAACACCTTTTATAGTTATAAGAGCTATAGATGCAGCTAATTCTTCTAATGTTATATTTAACTCGGCACCAACAACCATTAAATTACCGAGAGTAAGACCCATTTGATCCAATCTTACACGGCCCAATTCTACAGTTTTAAATAGTACCGCACTGGCATAACTTGACTGGCTTGCAGACATCCCATAAGCATTTAATACACCTGTTAATGCTTGCACAGCACTATCAACACTGGATACTGTTATAACAGCTAATTTATTAGCTTCATTCATAAACATAGTAGCTTCAGCACCTTTAGCTACTTGATTAGATATAGTTTGATACATACCCTCCGCTTGTTTAAGTTGGGACTGTCCAAAAGTATCACTAAGTCCTCTAACTTGATCACTCCAAGCTCCCAATGATTGTTGTGATCTTTGTGAAACTGTTTGTATTTCACCTAAACGCACTAGTAATTCATTGGCATCTTTTATACCAGATATAATAGCTGATAATGCTTTGTAAGCAACTGTTATAGCAATCATGCGTATAGCAAAACGATGCCAATAATTAGCATGATTTTCAACTGCACCATTGGCACTATTTAATGTACCAGTAGTATCTTGTATAGCTTTACGCATATCTTGTGTAATTTGATTGTATGATTTTTTAGGACCTATAGCATCTGATATAGATTTATTATATTTATCACTTGCTATTTTGTGATTTTGAAAAGCCATTGTCTGAAGGTCTAAATTATCTTTAAGACTTGGCCCTGGGCTTCCACTAATACCATAAACTTGTTTTCCACCAGTAGTTTGGCCAGGAGTTATACCGTATACTTGTCCAGCAGATGAATCAAGTACTCTAGACCTCGCAGCGGCTGCTGAAGTGCGTGCATTAGCGATAGAAGTTTCTTTTAGACGTAAAGTATTAAGTATTTCAAGCTGTTCAGCTTGCTGTTTCATCATTATTATATCTAATTTTCTTTGTGAGTCAGTGGCTGCAAGTGTAATCTTCGCAGCTTTCTCAGCCTCAATATTTCGTATATTTGCTTGATATAATCTATCATAGGCAGCAGCTTCTACTTCTATACTTCTAGTATCACCTGTTCTATGTTTGGGGAACGGTGTTGCAGCTATAACAGGTTCGCCAGCAGCTATAGCTGCCGCTCGCATTGCATTATATTCTGGAGTATTTTTTCCTCTCTTACCTACGCCTGTTCCAGCAGATTGAAAACCATATCCGGGGCGACCGATGGTATTTAATTCAGTTACAAGTTTTATCTGGTCACGTATAGCAGTATTTACACCCATATAAGCATCTGCTGATGCTTTAATACTACCTACTAATCCAGATAGAGAACTACCACTACCTGTACCACTACCAGCACCCAATTTTCCTAACTGTATGTTTGCTTCTACTGTTTTTTTAGCCAAATCTGTTATATAGTCTTTTAATGTCCTAACCTTATTTCCAGTACTATCAAGTTTTGCTCCAGATGACTCAATAGAACCTGTAAATGTTTTTACCTTATTTGAGGCATCACTATACGTTACCGCCAACACAGTTACTTGATTATTTATAGGTGATAACTTAGTAGCCATACTACTAAGTGCACTAGCTAACTGACTGCCAGCAGTATTTAATTTACCTAACGCCGCTACAGCTTGGTCTAAACTATTTAAGCCAGTAACAGTAAAATTTAGATTATTTTCAGCAGCCATAGTAAATCCTAAATAATTGTACCAGAACTATTGGTACGAAGTACTACCGATGTAAGATAATTATGTAACTGCGGTATACTTGATCTAATTCTAGATATATGTATGTTAAAAGCATCTCTACCGGCATAAAAAGCATTCCACGGTGTTGGGTGTGTTAAATATGCTGGACCGGGAGATAGATCATTCCATAAAACATAAGGTAACTGTTCATCGAACATAAAATTAAATGATCTATCCCCACCTACGCCGCCAGGTAAACTGGTAACACCTATATTTAGTAAGAATTTTGAATAATTAGCACCTTGATTAAATCCAAGTGCATAACTAGTACCACTGTGTTTGAATACTTTTTTCCAAGTGTTATTTGGAACAAAATCACACTTTACTTTATCTGGTATATATCTATTTACTATTCTTGCAAGTGGAGCAAATGTTCCTTTTGCAGTACCTGTAAATACAGGTATTTCTTTTAGCACTGCACGTAACCATTCAGCAATAGCGATACGAAAGCCTAAAGTAAGTGCTCGTTCTAAGTCACGCAAATACTTAATTCTATTCAAATCGATTTTATTATATGTTACTATTGCGTGAATCATGGAACACTCTATAATATCCCACCAGGAACAAATTCCATCTGTCTTATTTGTTCGTAGCCAAACAATTGAGCTTTCTGCCAACTAGTCAATGTATCAAAATCCAGTACGTTATTTTTACCAAACCCTGGAGGTATCTGCCCAAATCTTTCGTAGACCCTCCACACTGAATATAGATACGACCGACCATCTGGTATTACTAACTTACTTGTTTGACCACCCCAGCTAAAAAATCTTTTCGCGCCCTTTCTATAACAGAATCATCTAACCCATTAGCCTCACTAATGCAGTTAATTATACGAATAATTTCAGTTTCAATAAGTCCAGAATCAAGCAATTCTTGACGCACATTTTGCCATGTTTCTGGCTTAGTTATATCAACAGTTTCCCATTCAAGATCAGGAGTTGCAGATAATGACCTAATTATCATATAATTAGATCGCATGGTAGAAAATTCGTCTACCTTAACCAAGTATGCCGGATCGGCTGTATGTGATTCTCTAACACCACCTGGTAGTGTTCTTATTGGTGCTATAGGAAACTGCACCAGTTTATCGAATTCATTAAAATTATCTATAGCCTCTGCTATTAGTATAATATTACCTTCCGGCCTGAGGATAGGAATAATAACCTTATTCCTACCCTCTAGTTTTTTACCTTTAACCTTCATAATACTTACGCTCCCCGTGTTATAGTTACAACAGATCGGTTACAACGCCCCTTGCACGCAACAGTTCCAGCTTTCAGATCATGTGAAAGATTTTCGTAGTAAAATTCCTCAAATAGAATTTGTTCACTTTCGATACCGGCACAACCTGGTTCATTCATCAATTCGACATCGATACAGTATGCTTGACACGGATCATCTGCCGAACTAACCCAACCAGCACCTTCACCAGTTTTCTTAAGAACATCTTCGATAGTTTCAGCACCGCCTGTACTAGCTTGCAAAAACTCCCAAGTGAAATCAAACGACAAATCAACAGGTTCGTCATTCTCTGTTTTAACAGAATCTAACGAACCACGATCAAGAATAAATTTAACTTTGCTTTGTTCGCTATAAGTTAAATTACCTTCACCTACCTTAACTTCCAGATTGTTCTGCCCGGTAAGATAAGTCTTAACAACTGCAGCAGCTAAAACATCGCCACCAGTAGCGCAAGAAGCTAACACTAATAATTTAGCATCAGCGTCAGCATTAAGTAAAGTTACTATTGCGTCGAGATCAGTAGTAACCGCATCAGTTGCCCAACCAAGTGTAACAACTATATCGAAACCAGTAGTAACCACACCTAAAGTAGTGGTTTGTGCCGGATCAATAATAGTTATACTTATCTGTTGCGAACAAAGATGCTTTGGCACAGCAGTAAGTAACAAATTAGTCAACACAGTTTTAGTAGGAACTGTGCCATCCCATAACCTAATAACAGCTTCGCGAATATCAATCACAGCCATTTCAAGTCTCCTTGTACTTAATTAGTTATGTACTTAAGTATTATTTGTTACGCAGCATCTCGGCGAATAGTAGCATTAACACGATTGCAACGACCTTTGCAAGCAACCGTACCAGCTTTTAGATCATGGGCTAAGGATTCTTTATAGAATTCTTCAAACATAATCTGTTCGTTATCTATACCAGCACACCCTGGTACATTTAACAACTCAACATCAACACAGTAAGGTTGGCAAGGGTCATCAGCCGTTGATAACCAGCTAGCACCTTCACCTTGTTTCTTAAGAACTTCTTCAATAGTCTCAACCCCGCCACTACTAGCAATTAGAAACTCCCAAGTGAAGTCGAACGATAAATCAACAGGTTCATCGTTCTCCAATTTAACAGTGTCCATCTCTCCACGATCTAACACAAACTTAACTTTTCGTTGTTCACTATATGTTAAGTTACCTTCACCTATCTTGCAGGTAAGACTCTGTTGACCTGTAAGATAAAATTTAGCAACGCCTGCGCATAACGTAGCAGTAGTACCAGTAGCACTAATTAATGCCTTAGTAACAGCCGTTGCATTGATAAATGTAACAAGTTGTGCACGAGTAGTAGTTATAGCCCCAGTAGCATACCCTAGGGTAATAGTTATATCATAACCTGAAACAGTAGCACCTAAAGTAACAGTACCACCAGTGGGTGCAACAATAGTTACAGAAATCTGTTGAGAACCCATGTGTTTACTAGCAGCGTTTATAACAACGTCTGTCAGTACAGTCTTAGTGGGCAACGTACCATCCCACAATTTAATAGTAGCTTCTCGAATATCAATTACAGCCATTGCACATTCCTTATCTAAACAGAGGGTTACTAAAATAGGTCAACCAAAGATAGCCGGATCAGTTAACTCTAAACAAAAATGACTTTCAACTGTTGCTTGTGTAATTCTAGTATCCTGCCGTATGATACCAAAAGTATTTATTTCTATTCCTCTACCAGCAGACCGGTCAGATTGTATATAGCGTAGACAACCTATAAAAGATTGATCATCCAATGGACCGTCCCCATACTTGTACACTTGTATATTTAATATCATTGCTTTCAAAAAAGTACCCATAGCATCGTACATTTTGTATAAACTATTAGGGTCCATATGAGATTGTATAAGTATGTTTATATCATAATCCAAATAAAATAACCCTTTTTGTGGTATTTTTATTAAAGGTCCATCTACACGTAATTCTGCAAATTCTGCATTATCACCAGTAGTACGTTCATCCCCTTCGATATATAAAGGATATATTGTTTTATATGTATCGAAATGAGTACATATAGAAGCATGAACCCACCGTAACCAATTAGGATTTATAAAATGTTCTTTGAAGTTTACACTAGTAAAACTAGATAGACTTAATAAATTAGATACATCTGCTGGTCTGGAAACTAATCCAGTGCCCAGTAATGATATATTACTATTAACTGTTACATGGTGTGTATTAGACATTTAGCGTTCCTTCGGAACTGTGATCAAGAGTTAATACACTAATAACAGGTATGCCTATTACACTACACTCACCACGCAACATTTTACCAAGAATAGAATAAGCTGATTCATTATCTTGTATTTCTAATATTTGATAATGTTTATTTTTTATAACTAAATATTGGTCATTAGTTATAACCCAATCTGACGGAATATCTTTTTTATCAATAACAACTCTTCGATCATTGGGATCAAAATAACCGCCAGTAGTGAAATCTTTATTAGCGGATATAAAAGCTAAATCATACACAAACGTTCTATAATTACGTGCAGGCATAACTATTGCCTGTCTTATAGTTATAGTTTTAAGTTCAAAGGATTTACGACCTGTTTTAGTATTGGTTGTTATATTTGACTTTTTATTTAATGTTACACTTGTAGCGAATCTACGTTTTAGTTTATATAACGATCTTGAAGTATGATTCATGGTTACACCCTCAGTGGCCTTGGTATCTTTATTTAATAAAATTAGCAAAGGTAACAAGGGCACTGGCCCAGTGTCCTATAAAAAGGACACTGGGCACTGGCCTGGGATTAACCCAAAAGAACAGCACCAAGGTCGGTATCAAGAGTAGCGATACCGCACAAAAGGTCAACGGTAACCAACGTACCCTGTTTGAGTCCGTTATAGGTCATCGTGACACGTACCGAAGCACCATTAGCACTCTGCACAGATGACAGAGCCAAACCAGCCGGAGCTTGAGCCAAAGGACGGCAAACTAAAGCCAACGCATTCTTGTGAAATGCGAAGTTATAGTCACCTTCCGGTCCAATGCAGATAACATCATTGTTAAGAACTGCAACAGCCAAGGGTCGGTCAAGAGTAATACCAATAGTATTACCAGAATTATTGGTAACTTGGACAACACAATAAGTTCCAGCCAAGTTAACATTCGGAGTACCATCCGTAGCAAACCGAATCATAGTACCGGGTTCAATAGCACCAGTCAGTCCATCCATAACAATTTCTTTGGACCAACCAGCAGCATAACCAGTAGGACTACCAGTAGCCTGATTAACAAGACCAGTAGCATACCACGAAGTAGTTGCATCCTGCAACACAGCACGTTTTAGTGCTGGCGTAAAGGTAACATCAACATCATCAGTAGACAAGTTAGCTGTAGCAGTAACTTGATGAGGTATACCTTCACTATCAAACTTAAAGAAATCTCCAACTTCGATAAGACGACCGCCGGTACCATCCATATGAACAGTAGTAGCACCAACAGGGTACCCAGCAGCAAGATCGACTGCAATAGCCCTAGTAGCAGCCGCAACAACTAATCCATTAGAGACAGATGACGTATTCTGGCACATGAAATTGTTAAATTGGAATTTACGTCCCAAACTTGCTTCACGCAAGGCAGTTCCGTTATCTCCAACTTTTTCAGCATTCATGAACCAATCTAACTTAAGAGCAGACGCTTCAGAATTCGGCGTCCAAATTAAGTTTCGATTATCTTCATATGCCTTGTTGATGTTCATACGCTTACGCGTGTCAACAATATAACCCTTAACAGTACTATCAGTCAAAAGACCAATAGCACCTTCAGCATTAGCCAAGAACTGGTACACCTGGCCCAAAACAATCTGGTCTAACATACGGGCCAGCGATTGAACAGCCGGAGTCAAGTATTCAACAACCAGTTGTTTGAAACTCTTGGATTCCTCGCCATCACGAATCATGAAAGACGTATGAATGTGTTGGTTAAGAGGAACCTGAATGTTAGTAGCCGTTGCATCCTGAACGGTAACATCATCATCATTAAGTTTTCGCTTAGCCGTGAAACCAGCGGGCTTACGAGTATTAACAACATCGCCGAAATTAGCGATCTGATTCTCAAAATCACGATGAACCATATTGGCGGCCACCATGTTTTCTTGCAAAACCAGGATGGACTCATTAGCCCATAATTCAGGAACGTATGCATCTAAAGAATTAGCATACACTAATTCACGAGCCACGTTACCACTCTTCGACAACCGCAAGTTACCTTTACGCATGGTCATTCTCACTTTGTTAAATTTACTGTAACTAGTTACACCTGCGATAACTCTATTATCGCTTACTTCCTGGTAATACCATACCAGGATTCTTCTTCCGCCATTCAGCGTATTTACCCAGGTCTTTAAGGTCACCAACTGCTGGGGTAGTACCTGTACCAGACCCACCATGACCACCAACACCACCCGTTGCATCTGACTGGAATAAATTACCAAATCGGTCTTTTAATTCCTTCATTCGTTTAACAGCTTGAGCGGGTGTAAGATCCAAAACAACAGATTTCCCGTCCGCATTAATATCGTTAAATTTAACTATTGCTCCATACTGGCCACTGGGCTTACCATCTTCAGTTAAAGTTTCTGTTAACTGAGTACTAAGTCCAAGTATGGCAACAATTTGTTCAGGGCTAACAGCCTTAGCTTCAATAGCTGCATCTGTTAATGATCGTTGTATTGTTGCACTAGCATAACGTGTTTTCCAAGAATCACGTTCCGTAGCAACTTTTTGCTGGTCCGCTAGAAATTGTTTTTCTTTCTTAGCATTTTCTTTCTTAAGTAACTCTTCCTTGGTCATATTCAACGCTTCTAGTTGACCTATACGCGTCTCAAGATCCTCTTTTTGTTGAACAGTTAAATTAGTCTGTTCCTTAAGTGTCTCCAACTGAGTTATAAGTTCTTGGTTTTGGCTAGTCAACTTTTTACGGTTGTCAGCCATCATTTTATTTAACTCTGCTTGTGTTAAAGTTAACTTCTTTCCATCCTCCGTGGCTGCGGTTGCTGCCGCTGCTGCTGCTGCTGCTGCGGCTGTAGCAGCTGCTGCGGCTGTGACTGCATCATTTTCTCCATCATATACCAACGTGAAAAACTTCTTCCTAAGACTACTTTTGTTAAACATAACAGTCCTTCCTTACATGCGTGGGTACACGCATGTGAGTTAGTTAACCCTACTAATTAAAACTTGCCTAGGATCACTTAAATAAGGCTTAAGATAGTTCCAAGCAGTTATACTTGGAATTCCAGCTCTTATGTGTTCCATATGGGTATCACCGTCGTAGGTAGTACGTACACCCGAAAAGGCATCCGACGAAACTCCAAGAGACAACGTCTCTTGTTCTGCATCAAAACCATTGAGTAATGCAAGTGCAATCTCATAACAAGCATACTCAATGTCTAAAGGTATAGTAGTATCAGTACCTCTTGGAAATTGCAGTGGTTGCTGCTCTTCAGCAACAAATCCAGCAAAGTTAAGCCTATCAATTAATCTAGTAGACATTATAAGTGACTTTTGTCTATCTGTAATTATAGCATTATCCCAAGCATCAGTATTAAGTATAGTAGCAAAATATATATTCGCTCTTACTAAAGTACCATATATTTCTTCAGTAGGTAAATCTGTTAATGTCATACTCTAATACCTTCAAAAACTAAATTAACTTCTGTAGTTCCATGCCTATCTGATATTACATATTCAATAGGGTTTGTTACTAGTCTTACTTTCCACTCTTCACCTTTCCAATTCTGTAATTTAATATAGTCTGATTTATACGAATCTATAAAACTTTTTAACAATATACCTTTTGCTCTATCAAGACTTAGAGTATAATTTAGTCCTTTATTTTTTGTTCTTTTTATCAATGTTCTAGTTCTATTAGACATTGATTTCTTTAATAACAAATCAGTAATAATCCCTTCACTATCGTCAAATAAAGGTTTTGGTAAATATATAGTACTTAATGTATCAGAGTATGGTGTTTGTAATACTAATTGTATATATTTATTAATAAGTATACACCGTGAATTGTGTGAAATAATAAGTACATTATGTAAACTATTTATATTATCTTTTTTAACACACTGATTCAATATTAATGTATTACTGACTTGTCTTAATATATTCTTATATACCAAAACTGTTTGATCTAATACAAGTGTATTACTTATAGGTTTTATAATATTTGTTAAAACTGTTTGATCTAATACAAGTGTATCGTCTACAGTTTTTGTTATACCTACTAAAACTGTTTGATCTAATACAAGTGTATCGTCTACAGTTTTTGT